GCACCGGCATCACCCACGTCATCTACGCAGCCCTCGTCGGTGGGCAAGGACTTCAGATCCGCGAGCGGGAGTTCCCAAAGGCGGCGCTCGACAACCTCATCCGCGAGGAAATCACCTTCTGGGAGCAAGTGACCAAGCGCGAGCAACCGGAGCCCTCCGGCCTCGACGATGACTTCAACACCCTGAAGGCGCTGTATCCGGTGAGCAACTCCGAGACCGTCACGGCAGACCACGACATCGCCCAGGCGGTGCAGGTCTACCGACGCACGAAGGCGCAAATCGCTGAGCTCGAGAGCGCCATGAAGGAAGCCCGCGCCACCATCGAGTCCTACCTCGGGAACGCCGACACCCTCGCTGACGAAGCGGGGAACGTGCTCCTGACCTACAAGTCCAACAAGGCCGGAACGACGCTCGACGTCAAGGCCCTTACAGCTGCGCACCCGGACATCGTGGCGCAGTTCCAGACCGTCAAGCAGGGCGCCCGTGTCCTGCGCGTAAAGGGGGAATAATGCCAACCACCAAGCACATCTTGGAGTCTCTACTCCACGACGTCGAGGCCATGAAGCGCGAAGACCCAGAGTTGAACGCTCTGTATGTCAAGGGCTATGACAACGCCGTCGCGAGCGTCAAGCGCCGTATCCAGCGCGCCCTCGCCCGCCTCGAGACTTCGGAGGGGCGATGAAGTTCCGCACCCACTTTGACATTCGCGATTGGGGGGTTGGTATCCGCATCTCGCGCTACCACCCCTCCAACTGGGGCCTCGAGCTCTACCTCGGGCCGGTGCTCTTTGACCTGACGGTGACGCGATGAACCCGTGGTTCGCCTTCCTACTCGGCATGATTATCAGCCGCATCATCTTGGAGATTGAGAACGTATGAACTGGCCTATCTGGATCATTGGCTTCAGCATGGGCGTCATGGTCGGCGCCATCACGGTCTACATAGCCTGCTGGCGATGAGCCGCTACTACCGCTACCCGGAGCCGACCCACTGGCGCAAGTTAGGCAAGCGCCACCGGCCACGCCTCTGCGTCCTGTGCACCGTCGAGCACGTCTACAAGCGCCTCGGCCTGCTGAGCGTCGAGCCGGACTGGTGGGAAGCCACGGAAATCAACCGTGACGAACGGATCGTAGTCAAGTGGGCTGACGATGAGTTCGTAATCTGCGACCACAGCTTCGAGTGGGAGGGCGAGACAAACTCATGGGCTGACGCTCACCTCGACGGCAGGCCGGTCGCTCACTGCCCTGACTGTGGCACGAAACTGTGACCATCGTCGCGGGCTTCATCTCCCCCTCGGATTGGGGCTACATCGCCTCGGACAGCGCCGCGGTCTCTGATGACCTCTACAGCGTGGCGCGCAACGCGAAGGTCGCCCACTTTGGCAAGACCCTGGTGGGCTTCGCGGGCTCGTTCCGGGAGGGCAAAAAAGCCTTCGAGCAACTAGAGCGCATGACCTCGGGCTCGCTGGTCGCCCAGTTCGAGCGCACCTGGCGCAAAGAGAACTTCACCGAGACGCAGTTCCTGTTCCTCGAAAGCAAGCGGATCTACGAAGTCGGCCAAGACGGAGCCGTCATCGAGCTCGCAGACCGCTACGGAGCCATCGGCACGGGAACGGCAGTCGCCCTCGGAGCCCTCGGTAGGCAGGCCATCACGAAGGAGTGCCTGACCAGCGCGCTGACCATCGTGAGCCACCACGTTCCCGAGATACGCGGGCCGTGGCAGCTGGAGGAAGTGCTGTGGGTGTGAAGAGAAGCACAAGAGTCTTGGCCGAGGCTAGGAAGGCGCTAGCAACGGTAACCAAGTGCGCCTACTGCGGAAGGGCAGGAAGCCCGACAAGCGGTCCCGACAGGGCGTTCTGGCATGTAGATCACGTCTACCCTCTGAGCTCAGGCGGCCTCGACGGACTGGCGAACATGGTGCGGGCCTGTGCACGGTGCAACCAAGCTAAAGACGTCAATAGGTGGCGACCCATCGCCGGAACCAGCACCGCAGCTGGAACGCTGGCCGAGGACGAGATACGCACCTATGGCCCTGTGCTCGCCAAACTCGACAACCTTGACAAACTCAAGGCAAAGTTCCCCCCGGGTTATCGACCCGCCAACCAGACTACGTTCAAGGAGCGGGAGCAGAAGCGTAGGCCAGTAGTCAAGCCTGAGCCAATCTTCAATGACCGCAAGCCGAGGGCGAAAAAGAACAAGAAGCAATGGCAACCAACGCACCGGCACGTTCACCAGGGCAACGTGAAGCTCGACGAGCGAGTGGGAACCTACGCATGGATCTACACGAGCCGGAAGTCGAAGCGCGTCATCGTTCGCTTCCAAGACCTGACGCCCCTAAACCAGACCACCTACATGAAGACGCCGGTCTCATACGTCCACAAGAAGCCAGAGGCTCCCGCCAAGCCCATCGTCGATTACCGCGAGGCTGGCACTTATCAGGTCATCAAGCCCCGCGCCAAGTGAACCACCCGAATCGCTAGACCCCTCTAGCACTCTGAACCAGAACCTGTTACTATCTCATAGTCTGCGATTTTTGTCACTCGACTGAGAACTTTCCATCGAACACAGGACGCCGAAAATGGCCTACACCGCCGACGCCGCTATCAAAGACCGCGAAGCCCTAGAGCTGCGCAACCTCGGCTGGACTTACCAGCGCATCGCTGACCACCTGAGCGTGTCGGTCTCGACGGCCTTCGACCGCGTCCAGCGTGCCGTTCGCAACATCCCGGCAGAAGCCGTGGACGAGCACCGGCGCATCGAGGGCGAGCGCATGGACAACCTGCTGGCGACCTACATGCCACAGGCTCTCGCGGGCGACGTCAAATCTGCCGACTTCGTGCTGAAGGTGTTAGATCGCCGCGCCAAACTGCTCGGACTGGACGCCCCGACCAAGACCGAGGTCATTACCCTCGACGCCATCGACGCGGAAATCCGCAGGCTAGAGACGCAACTAGGGGAGAACGATGTCGCTGGCACACGAACGGCTGGAGAAACTACGCAGGCTTAGGGCTCTCGAAGTCGCCAAGCGCGACGAGCTCATCGCCCAGGCTAAGGCCGACATCGCTAACAGCGAGTATCGCCGCATGGCCCGCCCGAACCAGTTACCCCCCGAGGGCGACTGGCGCATCTGGCTCCTGCTCTGCGGGCGAGGCTTCGGCAAGACGTGGACAGGCGCTCGTTACCTGATTGAGAAAGCCCAGACCAGCCCGGGCAACTACGCGGTCGTCGGCCCCACCATCGCGGCCACCAGACGTGTGTGCCTCGAAGGCGACTCCGGCATCATCGAGGCCTTAGGGCCATCGTTCAACCGCCGAACGCAATACAACCGCTCCACGGGAGAAATCACCCTGGACAACGGATCTAAAATCTTTGCCTACTCGGCAGACGCCTACGAGCGCATCTTGGGAGCCAACCTCTCGGGCGCGTGGTGCGACGAACTAGCCGCGTGGGATTACGAGGAAGCGTGGAGCCGTGGCCTCATGCCCGCGCTTCGTAAGGGTGACGCTCAGGTGGTGGTCACGACCACGCCACAGTCCAAGCCCCTCGTGCGCTCCCTCGTCAAGCGAGACGATGGCTCGGTAGTGGTGACCCGTGGCTCGACCTACGACAACCGCGACAACCTCTCGAACGCCGCTATCGAGGAACTGCGCATCCGCTACGAAGGCACCCGCCTCGGCAGACAGGAACTGCTAGGCGAACTGCTCGAAGACGTCGAGGGCGCACTCTGGGCTATCGGAGACATCGACAACCACCGCGTCTCTGACCTCCCCGAGATGACCCGCATCGTGGTGGCCGTTGACCCCGCCGTGACCGCTACCGCCGACTCTGACGAGACCGGAATAATCGTGGCGGGCAAGGGCATTGACGGACGCGCCTACGTCATCGCAGACCGCTCGTGCCGGGTATCACCGACCGAGTGGGCTCAGCGAGTGGTGAACACCTACGAGGAGTTCCACGCGAACCTCATCGTGGCCGAGAAGAACCAGGGCGGCGACCTCGTCGAGACCATCTTGCGCCAAGTCAACGCTGGCCTGCCGATTAGAACGGTGGTCGCGAAGAAGGGCAAGGCCTTACGCGCTGAGCCCGTGGCCGCCCTCTACGAGCAAGGCCGAGTGAGCCACGTCGGCCCGTTCGACAAGCTCGAAGCCCAGATGACCGAGTGGGTGCCCGACACCGGCGCCTCGTCACCTGACCGAGTGGACGCCCTCGTCTACGCCATCATGGAACTAGGCATCGGCAACGGATCAACTGCCGACGCCTTCCTGCAGTCGCTCGCCCCGCTCTGCCCCACCTGTGGCTTCCCGAACGCCGTGGGAACCGACCAGTGCTCGAGCTGCAACGAGCGCCTCACCGAACAATCACGCTCCGCGGACAACTTCCTGCGGTCTAGTTACCCGAGATAGGACGACATGGCACTCTTTCGCCGCAAGGACAAGACCGCCGAGATGGCGAAGGCCATCGTCGCTGAGCTGAGCAAGGCTGGCAACGTCGGCCCCTACTCAGACATCGGTTACGCCCAGAGCGCCGCGTCCATGACCCAGAACGTCACTCCCGGCACGCAGATCCAAATCGCCGGTGAGGCTGTCGCCATGCCCCGCCCGGGTGGTGGCTTCGGTGCCATCTTGGGCCCGAGCGCCCCGCTACTTCCGGCCCCGCTTGACCCTGTCCTCGACGAGTCCGGTCGCGCCGTTCCGCGCAAGTATGAATACCAGGTCGCCCAGAACCTGAACATCACCCAGACGCTGGTGCCCTACCAAATCCTCAAGGCCCTCGTCGAGCAGTGTGACATTATCCACCGTTGTGTCGAAATCCGCGTGAGCGAAATCACGAAGATGGACTGGTCGTTCACCCTCTCAAACTCCGCCATCACGGAAATCATGCAGGAGGAGAACTGCTCGCACGCAAAGGCCGCCAAGATTGGCCGCGAGAAGTATGGCGACGAAATCGCCCGCCTGACCGAGTTCTGGGAGAACCCCTACGTCGCGACCGACCGCTCGTTCGTCGAGTGGCTGACCGAGGCTCTGTGGCAGGTCTTCACCTTCGACCAACTGTGCATCTACCCCCGCTACTCCATCGGGGCGAAGCTCGACGCCAAGAACGGCGACAAGGTCTTCCCCATTGGCTTCGACGTCATCGACGCGCCGACCATCAAAATCCTGCTCGACAACCGTGGCGACATCCCGCACCCGCCCCTCCCGGCGTTCCAACAAATCCTCTGGGGCTTCCCGCGTGGCGAGTTCACCGCCTCCCCCGACACCGACGCCCAGCCGTTCTACTCCGGCGCGGGCCGCAGCTCACAGTTCCTCACCGACCAGATGTATGTCTCGGTGAAGAACCGACGCACCTGGACGGTCTACGGCTAC